TTGTTGACGTGGTTGTCTCCACGGTCTTTCAGTCGAAGTTGGTTACCTTTATCTCAGCAATTTCTCATACGACACCGCATACGCCCAACGCACCCAAAAGAGGGTGCGGTGGGCCGCCCCGGGGTAAGGCACCCGGGCTGCCGACTTTCAAAGCTTTTCCGCTGGTTTAGTAGAGTTTTCCTTCTCAATAAGGCACAAGGTTTAGTTGAGTTTTCCTTCTCAATAAGGCACAAAATTGGCGGCCTTGGCATCCTGCTCGTTCGAACCCAAAGCGGTCCATATCACCGTGGCCCAACGTCCAAAGTTGGTCACAAGACCACCATTATTCGTGGTAAAGTCCGAAAGGCTAAAAGTGACATTGTCCATGGTTCCATCATCCTCAATTCCGTATACCCGAATCTCCGTAGTAAAGCTATACATGGGACATTCTGCGATAGCGGCACTTGTGACGATGTATGGCACAATGCAGGCCCCGTAGGGAGCCAACGTGGTCGGAAACGCAGTCTTGTTGTGTGCGTTATACCAAGCGCGCCCGTTGGAGGTGGCCGTAATGGCGCAACCAGTGTTGCCATCCAGCCTGCTTAACCCCTGACTGCCGGGCCCCGTTTGAGCCACGCCATAAAAGGTGACCTGGTAATTTCCGTTCTTCAGGAACTTCATAACTCCAGTTGGACTGGTGTTTACAACTGTGCCCCACAAAGCCGTGTCGCCTGCAAGCGTGCAACTGTTGGTGGGAATTATGTTGTAAGCAGTGCTCACAGCTGGGTTGAACTTAGGCATGCTCAGGGTTATGTTAGGCGAGTACCTATTTTCACTAGGCTTAAGAGCAGCCACACCAACAGTGCCATCGGGCTTGCTGATAAGGCTGGTTCCCGTCACTAGGGAGCCTCCAGGAATGGGCTTAATCAGCTCTATGTCGTAGCTGACCCAAAGCTCACCCAATGTGTTGCCTGCTGAACCAGGCAATCCTTGAGTTCCCACCTGAAATTTCCCGTAGTCGTAAAACCTTCGGTCACTGACCTCCCCAGTAGTGTCATACGCAGGGTCTCTAACATACAATATGTCAAAGCCAGACACTTTAGGATCGCACTCAATCGCGTGGATAAGACTCTGAGATGGCTTACTAGAAACAGCGAACTCAGTGTTTTCCAACTCAACCTTGCTTTGAAATGCGCGGTCGAGAGCGTTGTAGTTCGTGGCCATGAACACTGTGCCCAACGGACCCGAAGCAGCATAATCACTGCTCATGGTCTTGTAGGTGAAGACCATACCGTGGATCTTGTACTGCGAGTACTGCTTTGCCATTCGACAGAGCCAAGGAAAAAGATTCCTATTCGCAGGATTAATTACCTCGTCCGCGACGTTAAAATCAGCGGGGTTCGAGGGAACAAGAAGGTCACGAATGAACTCACGGTGCCTGACGCGAACGCTGTGTTCGTTGCGTACAAACTGAGGGACCATGTCCACAGAAGTGGAAACGGTAGAAAGGGTGTTGCTAGAAACAGTGTAATCTCCATACCCAGTAATAGCCGAAAGTCCCTTTCCTGCCATCTTACCAATCTTGGCTCCTATGGGTCCAAAAGTGGACCCAAGGTTTCCGCCCACCCTGGAAAAAGTGCCCTTAGGCACTCGCTGCAAAGCTTGGTCAAGCTTGTTGAGCAGCGTCTTTTCCCTGGCTGGTGCCGACGCACTCCGTTTTAAGGCCGGAATGCTCACCTTTTTCTTTGTTTTTGTCATGCTCAGCGACGGGCCTGAGCAACATCTCGCGGGTGCCCAGGAAAAACAAGATCTTAGACTTCTCCGATGAAGGAGGCATGTCTTCGACTTCGCTTAAGTAGTTAGCTATAGTTGACTCGTCACAAAACTTCGAAAAAGAAGCTTCATACAGCATACGCTGCCACGAGTCCAACCAACAATGCCAACTCCCGTCGTCCTGCCGCTTAAAACGATGAGAACAAAATACAAAGTCGTCCTTGGACTGAAACTCAACGTCCCGGACTGGAAGGCCGATCTCGGCATAGCGCCGAATAAGCTCTTCCGTGGAAATTCGCTGGCCCTCGGAGTCAAAAATGGGCCACTCCAAGCAATCGTCTCCCATTTCCATTCCATAGGAGCCAACATACTCGGCGCAAATTCCCCTACCCACACCATTTGAGGAAGTGGTTAGGTAGTCCCCGCTCCTCTGAACCCGGAGATCGTCAAAATTAACGATTTCTCCAGAATCCAGCACGTAGGGCGTTGTGAGCAAAGACTTGCTCCACCACTCGCACGCGTTAACGAGGAGTGAACCGCAGCTATCTGCGTTTTCGCACGTGTCAATCATGTGATCCGCGTGCAAGTCAGCCAGTTCCTGGGAAAAGTTCTTTTCCCATCCACTAACATCGGATGCTATGGGATTTTCATCGAAAATGTCGGAAACCTTCTCGACGCTCTCCCCAATCTTTTGCGCGTGTTCTCTGTTGAACCCGATGCCCTTCTTAGTGGGCAAGAGCGGATAAAAGTCGCTCTCAGCTTCGGCGTAGTTCATAAAGAAATATCGAGTGACGATTTGATCCACAACCGAAACACTGGCTATGAGCCTGGGAAGTTTCTTCTTCACCTTTTGCGCCTGCTTCTTCGCGAAGAGGCGCACAGGGTCTCTCAACGACCCCTCAAGCCACCGCGTCCGAGCCTCAGAGCAGGACCGGAAAGTCTCGTCCTCAGCACGGGCGAATAGGATCTTTTCGAGACGTTCCCAAACCTGATCCTTGACGTCTCCTTCTGCTGCTGCGAGCATTCGGTCGTTGTCTGGGAAGATGAGCCGGTAGGGATATCCTGGGGTGGACTTTGGGTTGACACTTTTGACAATATCGCCCCAATTTCTTTCAAAGACTTCTTTGACGCCGACTCGGCCCAAGTCTGCAGTGAAGGGAAACCTCCAAGTGAAGCCAGCTTGCTTGTAGTATCTTGTAAAAGTTTCTCTCGCCCTGTTGCCTTCACCGGCTGGAAATCTGACTCCGGTGTATTTTCCGGAATGGTATTCAATGATGCTGGTGAGGATTGCTTCTTGGGAGCAGTCTGGGTAGAAGTACTCTTCTTCGGTTTCCGGGAAGAGGGCTTGGAAGAGTTCACGGACTCTTGGGTCCCCTTTCGGGTGCTTTCCGGCTCCGTCGAGCTTTCTTGCACAGGTGCCAAGGACTTGGACTGTGTCAGCTCCTGAGCCGGAGTAGAGGCACCGTCCTGAATATTCGACGAACTCTCCGATTGTTTTCGGAGAAGAGAAGAGCTGATAGCTCGCTCTAGAGTCGAAATATTGGGCTTCTTTTCCACCGCACCCTGCCCCGTCGGCGGTTTTTCGGCGGGGCTCTGAAAATCCGAAGGAGGGTCTGAGCAAATCTCCTCGAGAAGCTGCTTAAGATCAAGGACTTTCTTCTTTTTCTTAGCCTCTTCCTCTTTTTCGGAAATTTCGTCGAGACCACGCTCCTCATCCGCACTGATACGAAGAGGAGCAACGCCGGGCGCCGCGTCCTTGTTGGACGTAAACTTGGAATAGTCTCCAGTACCAGCGGCGTATGAAGCCTTGTCGAACCGCCGGTCTTTGGCCGCAGTTCCTTGACGGCCACCCTCGTCAAACAAACGATTGTGGCGAGTGGGGGATTCGTTCACCTTGGCGCTAAGCACGTCAAAGAAATTATCATCCTCCAACATCTCATGCATTTCTTCCATGAGGATGAACGCATTCTCGTCTCGGATCCTACCAGTATGGATCCCAGCTAAATGAAGCTTTCCATTGGTCGCCCTCCGAAAAAGGCCGCACCCGCTCCACCCGTGCTTGGTGGACAAAACATGCCCAAACACGTAGGGATTCTCCGTGGGCCTCGTTGTAGCTTTTCCGGTGGTTCGGTAAAAACCGAGTTCGTCACCATCTGGCTGCCCACAACCGACTGCCTCAAGAACGTCGTTAGACACGAGCCAACTGCTAGAAGTCCTAGAACAAGAAACAGCCGGGACCAGAGTAGGGTAAGTAGGGCACGCGGCCCTTGACATCTTGCTTTGATCAATCTCAAAACAACAGAAATCCAGGTCCGAATCCTTTTGACAGGGTGCCTTAATCCTGGCCTCTGGGACCTCCACAAACCTCTGACCCGCACTTCCATGACTGTTGGCAGCCGAAAAGTGGGACGCACACACGTATACGTGTGTAGCCGTAACAACGTACAGCCTCTCCTTTCCATTGAGATCGGTAATCTTTACGATTGTGCCTTGCCCGACGAAGGAATAATGGTTAGTGGTCTTATCGTTGAAATAAAACATAACCTGAGTCCGGAGAATGTCATTATTGACTTTTTCAATTTTCTTCGCCGGGTTCGATGGAAACGCCATCTCCTTGCGGGATGTTCCATTATCTGGATCGTTCAGAGTGTGAATCTTTTTCCCACGAAGGTAAACGCTGACGACTTTCCTGCCGTCCACTTGTTCAAACTTCGCGGTAAGTACGTCCTCACACCCATTAATTTCCACGGGAGCGCGCCAAAACACGACGAGGTTGTAAACCATCCAAGGAAACTCGCGCATAGTGATCCCGACATTGTTTGAAAACCTCTTGGTGTAGCTGAAACACCTAGCTGTACCAATCGCAACCGCGCATACCATCGCGTAAGTGAGATAAAGCAGAGCTGTAATGATGACTAGGTTGAAAACGAAAATCACCGAGTTTTGCTGTTGCCAAACCAGGATCGGGAGATCGTAAAAGGCCAAAGAAAAGACAGACGCTATCAAACGCGGCATAGCCATCAAAGCTCTCCAAACAACTTTGAGCGCTGTCCACCAAGTAACCTGAACCAACTCCTTCTGCTGCAGCCAAATCCACCTGTTAAAGGTGTAAAACCGCTCATCAAGGTAAGTGCTCCAATCCGTATTCGTTTGATTGGAAAACTCATCCTCAGGAAGGTTGATTTCTGGGTCCGGAAAAGACTCGTGGAATGGGAAGCCCGTAGCCTTGCGCTGCCTCCACATGTGAATCTTGTCGTCGACGGTGACCACGAGCTTTGGAAGATCCTTGGTAGAATTCCCCGCAATCTTGAGAGGAATTTCGAGGTCCGAAGACCAGTCAGTGGACTGGTGTAGAGTCGGTGCGATCCTAGCAAAGTTAGTGGATGCCCCAAGGGAGAGAACAGACATGAGAATGGCCAGGGTCAGATGGGCTTTGATGGCCCTCTGAATCCAGGCCTCTCTAGTCTTAGAATAATCTCTCTTCTGCCTCGCAATATTGCGAGTGATGGCACTACGAACTGAGCTAGTGACCATACCGTGCAGAACCTCCCCAGACTCAGAAACAATGGTTAACATCTTCCTGGGACCTCCGGGAAATCCAGGGTCGAGCACAACCCCGGAATCTGACTCACCAGAGGGCAAGCCAGGAGGGGCGAAAGGGACCGCCCCATCGACCCCTTCAAAAGGCGGGGCCGTCGGCTCCGGCAAGGGAACCAATGGGACGCCCGCTACCAAAGGCGCCCCCGGTGGGGCGGAAACGTTAATCTCCGCCCCAATTGCCGCTGTAAAAGTCGGCGAGCCAGACCTGTCAGAGTCCGGGACCGCTATGCCCCGAAGGGACAAGCGGGAGAATGGTAGCGTCTCGGTTACCAGCAGCGTGCTGGGCCGATCGCCAGGCCCCATCTCAAGAGCCTGACTAGACGGCGAAGTCTCGGGGGGCTGTGCCCCCGGAAAC